CGAGCAGGGCGGCTTTGGCGCCTACGGGCCGCCGGCGGGCAGCGGTGGCATCCGTCCGCCGCAGGCGCCGCCCCCAGGTGGTGGCGGCAGCTGGGGTGGCAACCGTTTTGGCACCCCCAGCCCCGGCGGTGCCCTGGCGCTGCGCAACGTGCCGGTGGAGGTGTTCACCTCGTTCAAAGAGGCCGAGCGGCTGCTGGCGTTGGTGGAGCAGCGGCTCTCGGCGGTGGCCAAGGCCTTTGACACCCTCAAGGTCAAAAGCCAGATCCAGGTGGATCAGGAGATCCGCAAGCTGGCGGTCAGCCTGCGCGCCGCCGAGCTGGCCTTCCAGAAAGGAGAGATTGGCGCCAGTGACCTGCGGGCCGCCAGCTATGGCGCCGCCCGGGAACTGGCCGGCTTGGGCGCCAAAAGCGCTGAGGTGCAGAATCTGGCGCAGGCCTTCGAGAACCTGGGCATCCAGTCCCGCGCTGCGGTTGATGCGCTGCAGGATCAGCGCAATCTGGATCTGGGCTTCATCGAAAGCACCCTGGGCAAAGGCAGCAGCGAGGCCACCCGGGCGCGCAATGCTCGCGACATCCAGCAACTGGGTCGCGCCAATGAACTGGTGCGCACGGCCCAGGGCGCCTCAGGGTTCGGGGGCTTCCGGGGCCGGGAGATCGGTAATGACGAGCTCAATAAAGCGCAGCAGCGCTCGACGCTTGCCAATGCGGTCCGCGAGATGCAGGAGTACCAGGGCACGCTCAAGCTGACCGAGACCAATGCCAAGACCTATGGCCGGGTGCAGGCGGCGCTGACCCAGGAAATCAGCAGTGCGGAGCGGGCGTTTGCGGTGCTCAATGGCACCGCCCAGCAGGGCGAGACGATCACCCACCTGGCCCGCAACGCCTGGGGCACGATCCTTGATGACTTCAAAAACCTGGTTCCGCAGCTGCTGGTCTTTGCGGTCGCCTACAACCTGATCCTGCAGCGGGTGCTCACCACTCCCGGTGCCGTGATTCAGGCGGCGGCGGCCTTTGATCGCCTCGAGACCTCGATCGGCGCCTACCTCTCCGCCACCCGGGGCATCGGCGACGCCAGCGGCGTGATTGCAGAGCTGCGGGATGTGGCGCTGGATCTAGGCATCGGCTTTGAGAAGGCCGCCAGCAGCTACCTCCGCTTTGCGGCTGCCACCCAAGGCACGGCGCTGGAAGGCCAGGAGGTGGACATCGCCCGCACGCTGGCCACCGCGGGTCGCAACCAGGGCCTCGGCGGCGAGCAGATCGATCGAGCCTCGGTGGCCCTAACCCAGATCCTCTCCAAGGGCCGGGTGCAATCGGAAGAACTGCGGGGCCAGTTGGCCGAGCAGCTGCCGGGGGCCCTGCAGGTGGCGGCGCGCGCCTTTGGTGTCACCACCAAGGAGCTCTACCGGATGGTGGAAGCCGGCCAGATCGCCGGCGACGAGTTCGTGGGTCGCTTCATGCGGCAGCTGCGCGCCGAAGGGGCTAGCACCAACCAGCTGGCGGGCAGCTTCTCTAATGTCAGCGAGCAGCTGGGCAGCAGCATCCAGACCATGGCGGCGGCAGCGGGGCAGCCGTTCTTGGCGCCCTTGACCGTGGGCCTGCAGGCGGTCAATGCGGTGATCCAGGCCCTGATTCCGGCGGCCCCGGTGGTGACCGGCCTGTTTGTGGTGCTCGGAGCTCAAGCGCTGCGCGGTGCCTTGGGCGTCAAGAGCCTCAGCGGTGAATTGCTGGGGATGGTGCGCAACCTCTTCGCCGCCAGAAACGCGGCAGAGGGCTACAGCGCTGGGCTGGTCAAGCTGACCGGCATCGCCCGGGTGGCCGGCACCGTGCTGGCCACGGTGGGCAAGGCGGCCTTGATCGGCCTGGCGTTTGAAGCCGTCGCTGGCACGATTCGCTACCTCAAGGGGGAAGTCGGCGCGCTGGGAGATGAGCTCAAAAAAGTCAACAAGATTGCCGAAGGCGGCGAGGGCGGGGGCCTCAATGGCCTGCAAAAGTTCTTCGGAAGTCTGAATGTTGCTCAGAACATTTCTGATCGCACCACCTTCTTTGATGCTGCCAAGATCGGTCAGTCCACCGATCAAGCGACTGGCAAAATCCTCGGTAATCAAAAGAAAATTGCCGAATCAATCCGCCAAGTGAATCGCATTGATCGCCAGCTGTATGAAGAGCGCATTCGCCGCGATCAAGCCGAAGCCAACAAAGACGAACAGGGGGCAAAGCGCTCTATTGAACGCATCAAAGAACTCGAAAAGCAGCGCGGACAGGTCAAGTTTGAAGTCAGCCCTGAAGATGCCCAGGTTCAGCTGGGGGCAATGAAAGCCGCTGAGCAGGCCACGCAGAAGCTGATTGAACGCCAAAAAGCTCTGGGCAACAACTCGTTTGTCGAGGAGCAGCAGCTGGAGCGCTTGCGCAAAACCCGCGAAGAGTTTGAGAAGACCGCCAAGGCCGCGGGGTTGCTGGATCAGAGCTTGCTCAAAGTCCAGTCGCTTGGAGCCCTGCAGTCGCGCCTCAAGGCCAACGAGGAAATTCTGCCGGCACTGGATGTCAACAGCGCCTCCTACCGCAACCAGCAGCTGACCGTGGCCGGCCTGCGCCAAGGGATCACCGACCAGCAGTTGCTGCCCCAGGAGCGGGCGCTGAAAACCCAGGAGACCGTGCTGCGCCGCATGAGCACCGAGCTCAAGGTGCAAGAGAACATCCAGCGCATCAAGCTCGGCCTGGTCGACAACGAGCGCAAGGCCCTGGAAGCCTCGCTGAGCCTGGAGCGGACCCGGGGCCAGTTGCGCGAAGCCGTCGCGCAGCGCCGCGTCGAGGTGGCTGGTGCGCTCAATGCCCCCGAAGAACAGCTGGCTGCCGAGGTGCAGCTGCGCCGGGTGCGGGAGGGCAACCAGGCCAAGGAGCTGCAGATGCAGGGCCAACTGCTCGGCAAGGACCGCGAGCGGGTGGGCCTTGAGACCAGCCTGCAGAAAGAGCAGATCAAGCTGCAAACCCAGCAGCTGGCGATCGACAAGCAGATGCTGGCGATCGAGCGGCTGAAGATGGAGGCTGCCGCCAAGCAGGGCGGCATTTCGGCAGACCTGCGCCGCAGCTATTACCTGCAGCTGGGGCAGATCGACAAGACGATCGCGGCCACCAACACCCTGATTGGCCAGGAAGGGGCGCTGCTGCAGTCGGTCGAGGCCAAAGGCGCCGCCGAGCTGTCGGCCTTGGAGATCAAACAGCAGGAGCTGGATGTGCAGCTGCAGATCCTGGGGGCCAACAGCCTCACCGCCCAGCAGGTGGAGCAGATCAAGGCGGCTCAGCAAGACATTGCCAACAACGAAGCCGAGGCACTCTCCAAGCTGCAGGCCGCAAACAAAGCACTCGCAACCCAGCAGCAAGCCATCGAGGGCCAGCTGGATGCAGTCCGCGCCACGGTGGAGGCCCAACGCGAACGGACCCGTCTGGCGGAGGAGGGAGCAGCCGCAGAGATGGGCCTGCTCGATCGCCTGCTGGAGGTCCAACAGGGCCGCAATGATGGCGGCGTGTTTGAGCGGATGGCCAAGGCCAGCCTGCTGGGTGCCACCGGCGAGCAACAGGCCTATGCAATCGCTGAGCGGCGGATGCAGCTACAGCGTGAAATCCAGGATCAACAACTACGCCAGAAACGCCTCGACCTCGACCTGAAGAAACAGGAGCTCGAGGCAGAGAAGGCCCTCAATGCCCTGAAGCTCCAGGGCCTCAAGATCGCCAACGAGGAGGCCAAGGTGAGCCTGCGGGCCAAGCTCCAGCAGGCCCGGCTCACGCTGGAGCAGCTCGGCGTCAACCGCACGCCCAACCAGTCGAACCTCTACCAGCGGCTCACCAGCGCTCAGGTGGCGCTGGGCGGTTACAACCCACCGGCTCAGGGCAACAGCGTCAACAACAAGGTCAACGACGCACTGCGCGAATCACAGGCTGTTTTCCAGCAGGACCGCTACATCACGGAGCTGGAGCAAACCCAGAACCGGATCTATGGCGAGCGCTCCAGCGCCCTCGACAACCTGATCAGCAGCGAAGAGAAGTTGCTGGGGATTCAGCAGCGCCTGTTCGACCTGGATGCGGCTCAGTGGTTTGGCCAGTTCCTCGACAAGAGCACCCAGCTGGGCCGCACCCTGGGGGTGATCACCGACGGGCTCTCGGAGTTCCGCACCACGGTGTCGCAGGCCTTCGCTGATGCGATCACCAACGGCGCGGATGTCCAGGATGCGATTGCCGATGCGGGTCAGGCCCTGGCCGGCAAGGTCGTCACCGGCTTGTTTGACGAGATGGTGCTCAAGCCGATGGAGGCCAACCTGTTCAAGGGGCTGGCCCAGGTCTTCGGCTTCGAGCAGCCCCAGTCCGACCAGGCCGCCACAGCCAGCAACACCGCGCAGACCAAGCAATCGGTTGATGCGGTCAATGCCTCGGTGCAGGCGCTGCAAGGCGCCATCCGCGAGGGCAGCGCCGCGGTGGTGGCTGCGATCGGCGGTATCGCCCAGCCCACCACGGCTACTCCTACCTACCGAGCGCCAGAAAACACTGGCCTGACGGCTNCTGCCACGGCAGTGGGNGGGGTGGCGAACATGCTGCCGGGNACGCGGGGCGGCCCNAACATCAACGAAGGNGTCGGCGCNCGCGGTGGCCGCCACCAGGGCCAGGACCTGGGCCTCGACATCGGAGATCCGATCCACGCCCGCCGAGCCGGGACCGTGCAACAGGCCTACCCCTCGGGGTTCGGCAAAGTCGGCGGCGCCGTGGTGATGCGCTACGACGATGGCAGCCAAGGCACCTATGGCCACGTTTCCCCCGGGGTGCGGGTGGGGCAGTCCGTGGCTGCCGGCCAGCGCATTGCCACGGTGGCCCCCGATGGCCAGAACACCCACCTCCACTACGAGCTGCGGGACGGGTTCGGCAAGTTGCTCAACCCCTTGAATGCCATCAAGGACAGCCTGCGCATTCCGGCAGGCAGCGTGGCCGGCGGCGGGGCCCTTGCAACCACGGCGGGTCTGCCGGCGGCGGTGATGAGCGCCCTGCCGGTGTCGCAGCAGGTTGACGGGGCGCAGGGGACCGGTCCGCTCGGTGAATCCCTGGCGGGTCTGGCCGGGCAGTCCGAAGCGGCCACGGCCAGTTTGGGCGCCATGGACGAAAGCTTCTGGACTGCGGCCAGCACCATGAGCGGCTTCTCCAATGCGGCGGCCAGCACCCCGCCGATGTTTGGCCAGCTCAACACCGCGATGGGCGCTGCGGCGCAGGCCCTGGCCGGCATCGGCATGATCGGCGGCGGCATCGGGATGATGTCGGGCGGCGGCACCTACAACACCTTGATGGGGTTGGCGGGGATCTTTGGCGGGATCTCCTCGGTCGCGGGAATGCTCACGCCCGGTGGGGCCCTGGGGGGGCTGTTCAAAGGCGGCGGCGGATCAACCGCGGGTGCCTTGGGCGCGGTCAACTTCAAGCCAGCGGCGTTCTCCATGCCCAACCTGCTGACCGGCAAGGCCACGGGCGGCCCGGTGCGGGCCCGCCGGCCCTATGTGGTCGGCGAGAAGGGCATGGAGCTGTTCATCCCCTCCAGCGACGGCGCAATTGTGCCCAACAACAAGCTCTATGCCGCCAATGCCGCGGCACTGCAAGACGGCAGGGCGCTCAATGACGAGGGCACNGATGGGACGCTGGCCGGCGCCGGCGCNGGGCTGTTCTCGCAGAACCAGGCGGCGATGGTCGGCGTGGCCCGGGCCCAGCAGCAACAGCAGCAGGAGCTGGCGTTGCAGCGGGCGGCGGCGGCGCCGACTCGGCTGGAGTTCAACTACCAAAGCGAGGTGATCAACAATGTCGAATACGTCACCGCCGATCAATTCCAGCGGGGGATGGCGGATGCAGCCGAGCGCGGTCGATCGCTGACCTTGAGCTCACTGCAGAACAGTGTCAAAGCCCGCCGTCGCGTTGGAATCTGATTGCCATGACGATTGCTGTTGTCAATTATCTGCGCTTCAAAAACAGAGCCGGAACCTATCAAGGTGGTTACGACTTCCAAAACTTCTTTGTGGGCGAAAGCAAAACCCGCTCCGGTACGACCCACATCTATGCACCGTTTGGAATCACCACAGGCGCCGGAGCCAAAGGTGGTGATCGCAGTGATGCGTCGATGCAGCCGAGCGCGGTCGATCGCTGACCTTGAGCTCGCTGCAGAACAGCGTCAAAGCCCGCCGTCGCGTTGGAATCTGATTGCCATGACGATTGCTGTTGTCAATTATCTGCGCTTCAAAAACAGAGCTGGAGCCTATCAAGGTGGTTACGACTTCCAAAACTTCTTTGTGGGCGAGAGTAAAACCCGCTCCGGTGCAGCTCACATCTATGCACCGTTTGGAATCACCACAGGCGCCGGAGCCAAAGGTGGTGATCGCAGTGATGCGTCCATCATCGCGCCGACCGATCCCATCCCTGTCAATCTCTTTGTTGAGGCCTGTCAGCAGAACTGGCTGGCGGAGATCACCTCGGTGCTGCTGGACCCGCTCACCTATGCCGAGGTGCAGCAGATCTCGCAGGAAAGCTGGGTGTGTGCCCGGCCAGATCTGACGCCAGAGCGGGCGGTATTGCGCTTGGCCTCACCGCTCGATGCCGTGGACAGCCAGATTCCCAAGCGCACGCTCAGCAGCCGCCTGGTGGGCAGCCTGCCGGCCACCGGTTCGATCTCGGTGTCATGAAGGAAGCCATGAAAGAAGCTGCACCGTGGATGAAGTTTGTTGGCCTGCCGTACCGGCTCGGCGCTGACCCAGCGGGAGGGGAAGCCAGCGATTGCGTGCGAATGGTGTTCAGGGTTACAGAGCTGGGTGGCGTCAAAACACCAAAGATCGAAAGAAAATGGTACTTATGGTTGGCTCAAGGTAACATGGATGCGATCAAAAAAGATTGGTTTGATCTAACAGAGCAAACCAATGGTCCTGAGCAATACGCCATGACATTGCTGGGGGAGGGGGTCTTTTCGATTGCAGTCGTGGTTGACGGTGGACTTCTCACTGTTCGCTCTACAGTGGGTGTGCAATGGGTGCCACTGGCAAGTTTGCGCCCCATGAACTTCAGGCGATTTAAGAATGTCTGACCTGCCCCTCCTGCCATCGGATCGCTACATCGCCGATCTTCTGGGGCTNAGCGANGAGCAGTATCGCTTTTACATGGCNGAGGTGCGGCGGCGTGCAGCAACCGGGCCCCAGCCCAGTGCNGTAGCCACCATCGGCCCCGACTTCTTCCTGTACGTCGCGGTCATCTCGTCACTGCTCTCGGTTGGCCTGACGATTGCGGCCAGTTTCTTTAAGCCCAAACCGCAGCAACCCCCACGTCTTCAGCAAAATCAAACCCAAGGGCAAAGCATCACCAATGTTCGCCGTTATGCGCCGCGAACAGGCTTTGACTCGGTTCAAGACGTTGCCACGATTGGCGATCCCATTCCGCTGGTGTATGCGCGGCGGGAAGTCATTGCTGGCCAAAACTACGGCGGCATCCGCATCAACACGCCGTTGCTTTGGAATGCGCTTTCGGCAATCGACAAAAGCCAGTTGATGCGGGCGATCTTTTTGATTGGCGAAGGCGATCCTGACTTTGAAATTGATGCGGCTAACATTGCCATTGGCAACAACACGCTGGGCTCATATTTGCTGGGCAATGCTAACAACGCTCGTTTCACGGTTTACTACCGCCCCGACGGTGGCCGCATCACGGCGGCTGATCGGTTGATTGGTGCGGCCAACGATCCTGGGGCAATCGCCAGCGGCAATGTCTATGGCGTGCTCGATGCCAGCGGTGCGGTGGCCAGTGATTTCAGCCACTCGCACCGGCCCAACACGCAGACGCAGTTTGGTGTCTACGCGATGATCGGCAATGGCCTTGGGTTTCGCGTCAATCCATCGCTGCGCCCAGGAGTCAACGCCCAGATCACGGTGGACGTGAAGGGCAAAAAGAAAAAGGCCAAAGCCGAAGGCCGGGTGGTGTGCGAAGCCGATCTGGTGTCCCTGGCCCAACGCGAGAAATACCGCGCCAAGTTCTCGGGGCGCTCGGGCCTGATCAACAACAGCGGCACCACCTGGACCTATCACCTCTCCAACACCACCGACGCTCTCACCGTGTTCACCGCCGGCCAGCAGCTGGAGCCGTGGGGCTCAACGGTCAGCACCTTTGAGAATCCCTTTCCAGGCATCAGCGATGGCACCGTCGCTTCCTGGTTGACGATCGGNTCGATCAGCGTCTCATCCAGCACGGTGTCAGCGTCGGTGGCCTTTAGCACCTCTGCTGCCGAAAGCGGCCTGGCTGGAGTGGCGGATGGCACNTACATCATCGAATACGGAATCACGTTGAACCAGGGCAACCGAGAGGTGCTGTGGCTCAANGAGGANGGCGCTGGCTACATCGTCACGGTGACCATCACGCCGTTGCTNGATGAATTTGGCACTCGCATTGGCAGCAGCTTCAGCTTCACCGGAACCGGCGGCACCATCTCGGTCAACACCAACGCCCGCGATGACCTCGATGTCCACGAAGAGCGCTGCGGCGATGTGGCCGCAGCAGTCGCGGGCCGGCAGAAGACCTGGGATGACGCGATACAACTGGGGGAGCTCTACAAGATCGGCTCAGCGCTGGCGATCTGCACCGAGCGCTCGCCATCCGATAGCAGCTTCAACTCTGACGCGGACTTTGAGCCCATCGCCCCCAGCCAGGGCAATGCGATTGAAGCGAAATTTGAAGTCATCCGCAGTGGCAGCGCCGCAGGCGTGGGCCTGGCCGATCTGATCAAAGATGCCAAAAGCGGGCCTGTGTTCACCACGGCCACCAATCACCCCCAGGTGTACCGGGCGGCCATCGCCAACTTTTCAACGCTGAGGGAATGCCGGATTGTTCGGATTTGCATCCGCAGCGCCTTGGGCATCCGCATCAGTGGCCTTTGCAATTTTCGCGACAGCCTCACCTACACCCAGATCGACGGCAAGGCTTGCTACAACAAAGAAGGCAACAAGATTCCACCGGGCGATTATTTGACGGTGGACATCTTCAACAGCGGCCAGATGAGTTCAGCGGAGGAGCGCTACTCGTTCTTCCGCATTCGCTATCGCGAAGCCGGGACCACCGGGGCCTACACCGACCTGGGCCGCTGTTTTGGCATTCGCGGCATCACCCAGCAGAACGTCTTTAACGACATCCGTTTGGTGATGCCTTCCACCAAGCGCTGGGAGTATCAGATCGAACCCCTCAGCGGCTGGGAAATTCGCTCGGGCACAGCGACAGGGGCGCTGGAGCTGATTGATTCGAGCTTGACCACCGAACGCACCATCACCATCAGTGGTGTCACGGTCAACTTCCGCGGCGTGTTGGGCCCCACCGGTGGCGCCTTCATTCCTGCTGCGCAACGGGCCAGCCTTGGGCCCGAGCGGTTCATGTTGGCCAGCGTCCAGCGCGGTGGCAGCGCCGAAATTGGCGTGGGCTACAGCGATGACAACAGCTATGTCGATGCCTGGGGCAAGTTGGCCGAGAGCTTCGTCTACGAAGAGGTCCGCAGCAGCGCCGAAAGCGGCCCGGAGCATGAAATCGTTTCGGTGGATGAAATCGTCCCCAATGCAACCATCCCCCAATACGACAACCTGGCGCTGCTGGGGCTGAATGTGCGCGCAGGTGTCGAGTGGCAGCAATTCGGCCAGTTGTCGGTCTATGTGCTCAAGGGGCTCGCCAGTGGCACCCACCTGTTTCCTGAGGTGCTGAAAGACGTGCTGCTCAACACCCGCTACGGCAAAGGCGATCAGATCAGTGCCCAACAGCTCGACATGGCCAGCTTTGCGGCGGCCTCCACCTGGTGCCAGCAGCGGCGGCTGTTTTTTGATGGGGCGATTGCTGGCAAGATCAACCTGCGCCAGTGGGCGGCTGATGTTGCGGCAGCCCATCTGCTGTTCTTTGGTGAAAGCGGCGGCCAGTTCTGGTTGCGCCCTGCCTGGCCGGGCACCGTGGCCAATCCGCAACCGGTGAGCATCAAAGGCATTTTCACTGCCGGCAACATCGTCGAGAACTCCTTTGCGATGGAGTTCTTTGAACCCGAGGACCGGCAGCCGATTCAGGTCAGCGTCAAATACCGCGAGGAACGCCTGAGCTCCAACCTCACCAACCCCGGGCTGTTCCCGGTGGAGCGCGAGATCCTGGTGCGAGAGGCAGCGCCACTGGCCAGTGACACCGATCCGATCGAAGCGGTCGATCTCAGTGATTACGTCACCAGCGCGGGCCATGCGATCGACGCGGCCAAATTCATCGCCCGGATGCGGCGCGTGCCGGACCATGCGGTCAAGTTCACGACCACCCATGAAGGGATCGCGGCAGCAATTCAGCCGGGCGATTACATCCGGGCGGTGCTGGACTTCACCCACTACGACCAGCTGCGCAATGGCGCCGTGCTGGGCGACGGTGGACTGGTGAGCACCCAGCCGTTCAACGATGGCACCTACACCGTGCTGGCCTGGGATGGGACTGGAACCAGCGCACCGGCGCCGACAACCTTGACCGTGACCGGCGGCGGCACCACGGCCACGCCTCGCGGTGTGATCTTCACGCTGATCAACACCCAGACGCAAGCACGGACCTACCAGATCGAAAAGATCACCCCATCTGCCGATGGAACGTTCCAGATCGAGGCCATTCACATGCCAACCGATAGCAATGGCTACCTCGAGCTGGCCAAAAACTGGGGCAGCGCGAGCAGCGACGCACACTGGATCATCCAGGCGTGAGTCATGGCGACAGCGTTTCCTGCCCTCCGCCCCTCCTCGCGTCGCTACCGCTTGCCGGTTTTTGCGATCACCGAAAACAAGGCGCAAAGCGGCCTGACCAGCCTGCGGCTCTGGGGCAGCAAGCCAGAAGACGCCCGGCTCGAGCTGCGGTTCACCAATGTGCCCGACAGTCAGGCCCTACAGATCGGCCAGGCCTACCTGGCGGCCAAGGGGCCGATCGACAGCTTGACACTGCCCAACGAGCTGTTCAGCGGCGCCGATGCCAGCTTGCGTGATTTCATCAAGGCCGCCGGCACAGGATTGACCTGGCACTTCACCAAAGAGCCGCCAGATGTGGAATCTGTTGTCAATGGCGTAAGCAGTGTTTCTGTCACACTGGTTGGCCAACTTAGAATCTAAGCGTGAGGTAATCGGCTATGGCTATTGTCACATCAACCAGCGCAAGTGTTGTCTGGGATGGCAAAGCCATCGCCAAATTGCGCGACGTTTCGATTGACGCCCAACGGGACGCCCTGGAATCCACCGCTTTGGGCGATGCGGACCGCAACTACATCTACGGCTTGCGTGGCGCCACGGGTCAAGGCACGTTGATGTATGACAACAGCGATGCCAACATTAAGAGTTTGCTGGAAGAATTGTTCGGCAGTGCCACGGCTGGCAAGAGTTTGGCGCTCACCTTGTCAGCGGGCAAGAGCCTCAGTGGCACGGCCTTGATCACCAGTGTCGGCACCAGCGTCAGCGTCGGTGAAATCACCTCCTGCGCGGTGCAGTTTCAGTTCACCGGCAGTGTTGCTGCTGTCTTCTGATGCCAGTTCTGGGTCGCGGTGGCGTACTGGAGCTCGAGCGCGAGCCGATTGATCCGGTGGTGGTGACCGCCGCAGCGCTGCAGCCCGCGGTCAATGCGGTGACGATTACGAACCCCCACTTCTGGTCCGGCGATCGGGTGCTGCTGGTGGCCAGCCGCGGTCTGCCCCTGGGGGGCACCAGCCCGGATGGCTACGGCCTCTACACCGATGGGGTGTGGACCAACATCAAGGTGCCAGGTTCCCAGGGCTCCCGGGAGGACCCCTTCTATGTGGCCAATGCCCTCGACATCGATTTCTATGTGACGGCCCAAGCGGCAGGCCTGGAGACCAGCAAGGAGGTGTTTGTGCACCGCGATGTGCTGGATCGGGTCAGTTTCTACCGCAGTGCCCGTCAGGCCGTGAACGGGCGCAGCGCCGATCGGATCCCGATTGAGAACCTGGATTTCGGCGCCATGATCGTCGCCCCGGATGGCCCGGCGGCCTACCGGCAGCAGTTGATCGCGCTCTCCGATGACCTCAACGACTACCAAGGCGGCGAGCAGCTGCTGATTGATGCGCTGGATCCCCAGCTGGTGCCGCCGCCGGTCAGCCAGGGCTTCAAGCTGCAGGCCTGGCTGGAGGAGTGGAGCCTGCGGCTGAGCGGCAATGAAGTCGATGCTACGCCGCTGGGCGAAAAGTTTGGCGATTCGGTCAAGGCCCTGATCACCGGCGGCGGCAGCTTGAACTGCCTGCTGGAGCACAGCTACAAACGTGATGAGCAGGATTCCACAGCACTGATGCAGCTGTTGTTCTTCCTGGAGAAAGGCTGCAAATCCAAGGCTCATTTCTACATGAGCAAAGACCGCGAGCTGGGTGCGGTGGATCAGTTGGGTGAACCGGGTTACACCTATGGCGGCTCGATTTACTACGAAGCTGAAATCATCATCACGACATCATCGGTGAACACACGGGCTGATGGCGTGATTGCATTGACGTGCGACTTTGTGACAACAGGAGAGATCGCCCTTCGTATGGGTACAGACTGACAGCGTTAGATTGTCAGCAGCGTTGTAGTAAGTGTCCAGTGGCAAGTCTGCGGCGATCGATTGATAGTGGATCGCTCAGCGATCGTGACATCAGCCAAGCGCAATTTCGTGAACAGGTCGGCGTTGTCACCGATCTGTTGCGGCAAATCACTGGCGATGCCACGATCAGCGCCGGCAACAAACACAGCGTCACCCCTCTGGCAACACCGTTTGTGTTGCATGTCGATCCGCTGATTGGGTCGGATCGGTTTGTCAGCGGGTTCTTCAACGATTACGTCTCCGGCAGTGACGAGCGTGAGGTGTTTCGCAGCACCGTCAACCGCCTGAGCCATCAGCGGCTGGTCTGCGGTTACTCCGCCCAGCGCCCGTTCCGCACGATCAACCGGGCCGTGCTGGAAGCCGCAATGCTGCTGGCCTTGCCGGTGTTTGAAGCCGGCAGTTGGCAGGCCCGCCGTCTGCAGGTGTTGATCCGCCTGGCCCCTGGCGTTCACGAGTTGCTCAACACACCCGGCAGTGCCGCCACCGCCGCCAAGCCCCGCACCTGGATCGATGGCCATGAACCCAGCCGCGAAGAGTTGATGTGGTTCAACGCCACCGGCGGCGGCGGCATCCTGCTGCCCCGGGGTGTGCGGATTGTGGGGGCCGATCGCGATGCGACGGTGCTGCGGCCCCTGCATGTGCCCGGCAGCAATGCAGAGCTCGACAGCGAGCAGCGCGGCGCCTGCTTTGCCTTCACCGGCCAAAGCGCCATCACCCAGGTGACCTTCAGCGATGCGGCGGACTATCCGGTCTCCCATCACCTGCTCGATCTGGTGCAGGTGGCCCGGGCCAGCGACCTGGAGCGTTTTTACGGGGGGGTGCTGGAGGTCGGCCAGGGCCGGGAGCTTGAGCCCCAGCTGTGCCGGCCCATGGGCGATGAGTTGCACTTCGGTCCGGCGGCCACTGACACCACCGGGGCCAGCGTCGATGGCGCTGACGGCTGGGCCAGCCTGCGCGATTGTCGCCTGCTGAGTGCTTACGGCCTGGGCGGGGTCTGCGTTGATGGCCGGCGCATGGGCGGACTGCAGCGGCTGGAGGTGCGCAACCTGGTGGCGAGCAGCAACCAGCGGGACCTGGAGGCTTGGCAGCTGATCAACCCCAGCAGCGGTGAAGCCGAGCGGGTCGATGCGGTGCACTTCCAGGCGGCCTCTGCCGCGGCGCTGGAACCACGCCCTGGGTACGGCCACACCCTGCTGCGGGCCAGCCATGGCGCCCAGCTGCTGGCCCGGGGGGTGGAAGCCGAAGGGTTCAGCTATGGCGCCCGCGCCGAAGCGGGAGCAGCCATCGAGATTGATGGCGTGCTGCGCTACGGCGTCTGGGGGCTGAGCGCCAGCGGCTACCGCGCCATTGCCCACCGCCAGGATTGCGGTTGGCATCTGGTCGGGGTGCGGGCCCCCCAGTGGCTGGAGGAATCGAACACGACCCTGCGCTGGCTGGAGCTGGGCCGGCTGGCGCAACTGGAAGACGGTGCCTTGCACCTGGCCCAACCGCTGGAGGGCAGCACAGGCACTCCGGCGGTGCTGCGGGCCGCCGGCTACAGCCTCACCCCCGGCAGCCTGCTGTGGCTGGAGGCCGCCGATGGTCAGCGCTGGTCGGTGCCTTTGGCGGCAGCGGCCTGGAGCGCCGATGAACCGGCCCGGCTGGTTCTCGATGGCCCGCTGATGGCTGGCGACATGGAAACGGAGCGTCCGCGGGAGCTGGCGGTGGAGCTGATCGGGGCCCGGGTGCGCCTGCGCCGGCTGGTCGATGGCCGCAGCTTCGAGCAGCGGGCCTGGGCAGCACTGCTGGCCCACACCCAACACGGCAGGTTGCCAGCCGCCGGGCAGGTGTTGCGGCTGGATCAAGCCCTGCCCGGAGCGCCGCTGCTGCCGCAACCGGCGGCGACGCTGCAGGTGCAGCACTGCTTCACGCCCCGTTGGAGTGCGGTGGGCCAGCTGCGCACCGCGGCGGTGGTGCTCACCACCGGTGGTGCTGTGGCGCAACCGCTGCTGCTGGATGACGACCGCGACACCGATCCAGCCAGCCGCGATTGCGGTTGGCCCCTGGGCGGCAGCGGCACCTGGTCGGGGCTTTCGGCTGAGGCCGCCGATCGCGACGCCCTGGCACTGCTGCTGGAGGCCGCCGGCTGCGGGGATGCTGACGCACTGGCGGCCTGGCTCGAGCCCAAGCCCTGGTGGGAGCAAGAGCAGCTGGTCCACAGCAGCGAGGGCCCGGTGGTGCTGGCGTTGCACGAGGGATCGCGCATTGCAGCAGAACAGTTGCTGATGCGCGAGGTGGGCTATGGCAACCGCTCCAAAGGTGAGCTGGCACAGCAAACAGGTATTGCACCAACTGTTGCGCAACAACGTCAGATGCAATGCAGTGACGGCGGCTGGGTGACGCTTGTTGCGCCAGCAACGCATTGTTGATGCTGGCACAGGGCAGGAGCCTGGATTCCTGCAACCAGTTGGCAAAATGAATTGACGGCAGGTGCCGACGCATGGCTTATCCCGGGATTTACAACCTGACCGGCACAAAGGCGATTCTCCAGAACGCCACGCGCAGGATTCAGTTTCGCGTGCAGGACGAAAACGGTATCGCCATCGACATTACCAATTGGGAAGTCGATGCTGACATCAAAAACCAACGCGATGAGCAGCTAGCGACGTTTGATTGCACGATCACCAATGCAGTCGATGGTCGCTTTGAAATTGAAATGGCACCTGCTGTAACGGTAGCCATTGCGCCCGGAAACTATTTCTGGGACTTGAGCATGACGCAACCCAGTGGTCGTAGGTATTACTGGCTTAAAGGCGTTGTTACAGTCGAGAAAACCCAGTCTCGCAACGACTAATGGCGAACCAAAACAACGTTATCGATTCACTTGGCGCCGAGATTGTTGTCATCGAGGCCTCCGGTGCGCAGGCCTACGGCCTACCAGCCGATGGCGTTGCGGGACAGAAAATCAGAAAAAAGAGTTCAGCGGCCTATGACACTGAATGGGTCAATGACTTTTTCCCAAGCAATGTAACGCCTTCGCCACTGGGTGTTGCCGATCCGGGTCAAGACGCGCTGGGATTTGCGCGCGCTGATCACGTTCACGAGCACGGCACGCTGGGCGGCGGGGCATTGCACGCCAACGCCACGATCAGCCAGTCGGGATTTCTCTCCGCTGCGGACAAGCAAAAGCTCGATGCGGCCAATGCGGCCAATGTGGCCAGCGCGATTGTGCGCCGTGATGCCAGCGGCGGTTTCTCTGCGGGCCTGATCAATGCCAGCATCACGGGCACAGCGGCCTCGGCGGCCAAACTCGAAGTCGCGCGGCTGATCAACGGTGTGCCCTTTGATGGCACCAGCGATGTCACGATCATCGGCAATGCCAGCCTGAGCCAGGCGGGCATCGTCCAGCTCAACAACAGCCTCAGCAGCACCAGCGTCACCCAGGCGGCGACCCCCAGCACGGTCAACATCCTGCG